TAAGCACGGCGACGGATCCAGCGACGAATGCTTTGAGCCAGTCCTCGAGCATGTATTGCCATTTCATTCACTGGCCTCCGGGCTGACAAAATTGGTGCCGTTCCACAAATCGCCAATGCCTGCGTATTTGCCCCTGAAGTTTGCGTGGTATGACGTTTGTACCCAATGGCCTGACAAGCCGCACGCCAATAAAAATGCCTGGCCTGCTGGTTCGGATTCTGGCAAATCGCCGCCAGCGCAATCGTCGTTGCCCACCGTCACGACTTCGCGCACAATGTTCGTGTCATCCACTAATGCGAAATGTGCCATGTTATGCCACCACCAATGTGCCTGTGCTATCCCACGCATACCAAGTGTAAGAACCGTCTGTGCCGTTGGTTGTCGTGCCGGTCACGCTGATCGACAAGCCTGCCGCATCTGCCGTAAGCCAACGCACTACGACACGACCTGAACCGCCGTTGCCGCCGTTGCCGCTTCCTGGACCGCCGCCACCGCCACCACGATTTGCGGTTGCGTTTCCGCCTGCGCCCGTACTGCCACTACCAGCATTAGTGCCACCAGCACCGCCCGAACCTGAACTACCAGCACCACCGCCACCGCCGCCTGCGTATGAAATAGTTGAGCCTGTGTAGTTGTTCGTTGATGCCGCACCACCAGCACCACCAACACCAGACGCAGCATTGCTACCCGTGCCGCCCTTTCCACCGCCACCGCCGCCGTGTCTGGTAGCCGCCGAACCGCCGTCATAACCTGTTCCGCCGTTGTTGCCTTGCCCACTCAGTCCAACACCGCCACTTTCTGGACCATCACCTCTACCGCCGCCGCCGCTACCGCCTACTATCTGAGATGTTGTACGGTTTCCCGATGCGCCACCGCCTGCGCCATAAGAAATGAACGCGGATGCGCCGCCATTCGTGCCAGCCAACTCATTGCCTGTACCGCCTACGCCACCTGCGCCCACCGTCACCGTGTAAGTGGTCTTGCCGATAATGGCTGAACCTGTGATCATTCCACCAGCACCACCGCCGCCCATACCACTTCCAGGACCATACGCCGCACCACCACCGCCGCCGACTAGCAGAAACTCGACGCTAAGAGTGTTCTTTACACTCCCGGGAAAAAATGTAAAGGTTGACGCCGACAGTGCTACGAGTGTGCCGCCTCCGTATTGCGTCAATGCCAGTGATCCATTCACGTTCACTGTCGTTCCTGCCCCGGCTGTAACCGTGCAGGTGCCTGCGCCTTTGTTTGCAATAAAAATTGTGTCGCCAGTGCTAAACACGTTGTTGGGCACGGTGATGGTAGTTGCCCCTGCTGCGTTCATTATTACGCGCTTGCCAACGTCACCAACCACGAGCGTGTAACTGGTTGTTTGGTCGTTGATCGGCAATGTGGTAATTGCGTTCAATTGGGCCGCTGTGAGCACCTGCGACGCTACGAAAGGGAATGGCGTAGTCATGAGGTCATCATCCTAATACGTTCGTGCCGTCAAGCTGACCGTACACGGCATCATCAAGAATCAGCTGAAATACGACCGTTGTTGGGGCCGTGAAATAGGTGATTCGGTGCCCTGACTGGAAGCTGATGGTGCCCTCGATGCCTTCGACCGACAGCTCGGAGGTGAGGCTTGATAGGCCGGTAATGTCTTTGGTGATGGTAATTGTGTCACCGATGTCCACCTGGGCTGCCAAGTTGCGCTCCGCGTCGGTCAGCATTGAGAAATTGGTGCTTACGGCTGTGTAACGCGGTGATGGCTCAGGTTCAAGCAGGTAGGCCGCCAGGTCGTCAATTTCGCCCTGGTCATGCAGCAGGCTGCCTGTTATCGACTTTGACTGGATGAAGTAGGTGGCCTGGCTGCTGAGGTCTTGATCGGTGGCAGTTTTGCCATCTAGGGCTTCAACGTATGCCCGGTTGACTACGCCATCGGCGTCAAATTCGATGTCTACGCGGTCGTAGGCGCTTGCGGTGCCATCATCAGCGAACGTGATTACCGAGCCGCTGAGCGTGGCTCCTATGCGCTCCTGAAAGGTCAATACGCCATCACGCGACATGAACAGGCGCCCCTGCTCCGCCTCGTTGATTGCGTTGAGGTACTGCAACGTATTGGTGCCTGCTGCGACGTTGTAGCTCGAGTCGTGACCCAGATTGACCGTGCCAGTGGCGACATTGGTTGTGCCGGTGTAATCCACCTCGGACAACGCAAGCACCGTGGTGATGCGTGCGCCGCTGGTTTCCGAGGTGGGGTTGAACGCCGCCATCTGTGTCTGGCTCAACAGGTAGAAATCGTCGGCGCATGACACCGAAACGGTGTTGTAACCAGCCAAGGCAAACTCGTAGGTGTAGGACATGACATAGCCGATAAACAGGTATTCGCCTGCACGACTGAGGCGCACTTTACGCATCGGGGCGAGCCCGGGCTTGTCATTGGTCGGATCGTAATAGGGGCTAGCGGTGTCGTAGGGGCCGAGGATGCCTGTTTCGTCAATCATGTCGAATGACAATGTGCCTGCCGAGAATTGGTCATCAATGTTGCGTCTGCCGCGCCGGTACGTCACCTCGCGCACGTAGTCGGTGATGTCTGCGAACGTCACATTCGGGCCGAGTGTGTACGTCGTGTTGTTGAGCACGCCTTTGGTTGCGTCATCAAGCCTGAACGAGTTGTAATCAAAGCCGGTGTCAAGCTCGAGCAGGTACGAGCCTGCCTGCACTACGTTGGCAGCCATCAGGCGACCGCTATTTGTGCTGGGCCGCTGCGCCGGTTGTATTGCCTAATTGCGTTGACGATGATGTCGCCCAGGCGATCATCAGCCACGGTGGAATTGATGTTGATGGTGATGTTGCCCATCTGGCCCATGCGCGACAGCGGCACTACGGCCTCTGGGCCTGCCTCGCCAATCATTGCCAGGGTCGGCCCGGTCACGATGCCACCCTCCGCAAGCATCGGGATTTGCGGCACTTTAAATCCCTTGCCGCCCAGCCCAGGCACCCAATCGGGCACCGAGAATGACAGCTTGCCTACGGTGCTGTTCCACAGCTTTGCGATGCCGTTGAAAATGCTCTTGTAAAACCCGAGCACGATGTTGAGGTAGCCCTTGATGAAGTCAACCGAGCCCTCAATTGCCGTCTTGATGAAGCTAAACATTGCGTCAATGGCGTTGCGAAACGTTTCGGATTTTTTGTACGCGATGATCAGTGCAGCGACCAGGGCTGCAATGGCGAGCACGACCACGCCGATTGGGTTGGCTGCCATGACGAAATTGAGCGCCGCTTGGGCGACCTTGACGACTACCAGCGTGGCCTGATACACCTTCATTGCTGCGTTGATGGCGAGAATTGCACCGGCCAGGCCGCCAACCACGCCCATCAGAATTAGCACTATGTCAGTGTTTTCTTGCATCCACGTGGCGACAGGTATTAGCTTCTCAACTAGCGCAGTCAGCACCGGCAAGAATGCCGCACCGATTGATTCTTGGGCTTCACCAAATTGGATTTGCAGGTTTTTCATCTTGCCTGCCTGCGTTTCGGCAGCCTGACTCGCAGCGCCAGTGTGCACCTCGAGCGCCTGCATCACCTCATCAAATTCGGCGCCACCTTTGATCATCTGCCTGACGTATGGGTCGAGGTTGCCGAGCGCCTTCATGTTGCCGTTGGCGGCCTTTGCCATCGCATCGGTAACGGTTGCCAGATCGGTGCCTGTGGAGACTGCGATGTCCTGGGCTTTGACAAGCAGCTCTTGGGCGTAGTTGGCTTCACCTACCGCATTGACCAGCGTTGCCATAGCCGGGCGTAGCTCATCGTCGGTCGTAGCGGTCAGCCTGGACTGTGCGCTGATGAATTCCTCGGTCTTGGCAATCTGCTCATCGGTCGCCATACCAGCGCGACGCATCACGCCTGCCAGGTGATCCTGTGCTGCTGCATCCTCCATCGCAGCCTTGGCACTTACCCCGATGATGCCAGCCAGGGCACCGATGGCAGCGGTCGCCGGTACCGCGGCCTTGGTCAGTGCGAACTTGGCTTTGGCGCCAGCGCCCTCGAGTTGTTTAAATTCCTCGATTGCGGACTTGATGCCTTTGCCATCGAACTCTGAAATGATTGGGATTGTTACAGCCATTAGCCCACCAGCCTACGATTCGCTTCGTCAGTGATTTTGTCAACCAATCGCGCCAGATTTTCGTTGACCTGATCGGCGTGCCGTTCAAAGGTGGGCCACATCAAACGCGACGGTCGGCCTGCAAGTTGATCGAGCGCAGCAGCCAGGCGGCTCGGTGATGCCTTGCCTGCCATGTCAAAAATCGTGCCTGCCGGGCTTTTCATCGTGACGCTAAACACCGCCAAGCTGTTGCCTCGTTTGCGGTTGCTAAATCGCGCAATGATTGATTTCTGTACCGCCGATTTATCCCACGGCATGATTTTGCCGCCCTTCCAGTTGCGCGCAAAACCGCTCAACGGCAGCTCACGCACCTGTGGTTTGGCGGCATCGACTATCGGCTTGACGATTTGTTTGAACTCGGCCTTGATTGCCTTGGCGGTGTCGGGCTCAAGTTTCTGCAAATGGCGCAACGTCTCTTTGACGCCCACAATCGTGACGGTGCTATCGACTGCCATGTCGGTTGGCTTTCTCTGACAAGAACTGCACAGTGCGTAAATCCTCCAACTCGAACGGTACGTCTGGCGGCCAGAATCCGGTAGCGAGCAGCAGATCTGCTAGCTGGCGCCGGTAACTGCCGCTTCCGTAGGGTTTACCTGTATCGGCTGCACCTCAATCAGCTCATCCAACGCATCCTCAAACTCCACCCACGTGCGATTCTCTTTGCCCAGCTTGGTCAGCTTGTACCAAAACAGCCAACCGTAATCATCGAGGCGTTCGCGTGTCACGAGGTTCTTGCTGCTCGTGCCGTGCGCAGTCTCCCACGCACACACGGTGCCAAGATTCGTCGTGACAGTCTCTGTCACGATTTGCCCCGATGGCTGT